AGAGTCACCACTTGAACCAATCTTAGCAGAGTCACCACTTGAACCAATCTGAGCAGAGTCACCACTTGAACCAATCTTAGCATAGTAACCACTTGAACCAATCTTAGCATAGTAACCACTTGAACCAATCTTAGCAGAGTCACCACTTGAACCAATCTGAGCATAGTCACCGCTTGAACCAATCTTAGCATAGTAACCACTTGAACCAATCTGAGCATAGTCACCACTTGAACCAATCTTAGCATAGTAACCACTTGAACCAATCTGAGCAGAATTGTTACCATTATCATTTAAGTCCGTCTTTTTCTTTAGCTTAGATGGCGAAGTGACATCTTTTATCCATTCAACTCCAAGTTTCACAATATCTGCAAGATTAAGTTCTGCTTTAATCTTTATCTTAGAAGAACAAACTTTCGTTGTATCTTCTTCCTTATCAATTTCTCCAGACTGCTCTACCTCTGCAAAACGAGAGTTAAGCATATCGTAGTGGTCAAACACCTCTAATGGAGATTCGCAAGCGTGAAATCCTCTTTCACAGCACTTAATATCTCCGTCCATTTCGTACTCCTTACCGACTTCATACTGAAAGTCACGGCACTTTAAATTCTTGTCAAAGCCTTTGTAGGCGATAATTTTCTTTTCCATATTGATTTGGTTTAGTTAATCTTTATAATTCTCCTCGAAGTGAGGACACCTCCCAGTTTTCTCTTGGAATTTCTCTTGCACCCACCATATATAAGCATCGGGAGGGTCTGGAAGATACCGATTGCAGTAGTTTCGGAGCTTACAAGCCACGCCTGAGCAATAGGTGTAACATTACTGATTGTCATAGCTTTTATATCAGTTGTTTATTCTGTTTGTTTTTCAGGAACATTTATGGCTCTTTGTTGTACTTTCTCATCAAGTGTCTAACACGAGAATACCATGTTTCCCTTTCAATAAACCATCCTTCTTGTAGAAGCTGAACACGTGAGATAGGTCTGCTTGCTTGAAATTTGACAACCTTACCGCACCTTGCGCACTTACACACATAGATTATGGAAAACTTGTTGTCGAACTCTCCCAATCGTGCGGCATACATTTCCTCTATGTACACATGCCCGAGTAACATACAAATTAACTTTTTCATAAGATTTTTTTTTTTATCTTCTATTAGATTTACCTGTTATAGTTATCTTTCTCGTGATAGCGTGAAGCCTATCAACCACTCTGTCTCCATACTTAGCTTTCAAATGATCTTCATCTAAATTGGTAGAGAACATCAATAGTTTTCCGTCACGTTCCGCTGCATCAACGAGTTCTGCAAATGGCATTCGCTTATTGCCGTATATATTGGAAATATCTTCCGTTCCCACGTCATCAACATAAATAACATGTCTGTTGATTATCTCATCGGGTGATTTATTGAGTTCATTTGCCGTGCAGATTGTTACTACCTTACGGCAATAGTGATTAAGCAGTAAAGGAATAATCCTCATACCGATTAGCGATTTGCCAACACCACAGCCCCCAACGAGCATTAATCCCTTTCCTTTGTTATCAGTGAGCCACTGAACAATCTTCTCATAGTCAGTGTTCCACTTTGCAGCATCACCACAGAAGTACTTTAATCCTCCTTTAAGGTGCGTTTCTGCATTTGGTATGCTAATTTGTACCTTATCGGGAAGAGGTTTATACGTTGTGTCTCGTAACCAATCAATGGCGGTTTTGAAGTCTATTTGTTCCATTTACCAATCACTATCTTTATCGTAATTCATTTCAGATGATTTGAGGGTAGTGGTACTCTTTTGCACTTTCTCCCTGCTTTCCCACGTTTGTAACCTCTTTGATGTTTCCCACGTCTTTTCAAGTTCAAAGCGCATCTTGGTTCCTGATTTGTTCTTTTCAGTCCAATAGTTGAAGAAAGCACGTATCATCGTAGGCTCGTAAGTGCCACCACGTGAAGAAACAAAAGGGATAAGGCTCTTTTCAAACGCTTTCTCTCGGTCATTACATTTTGCTTGTAAAGACGTTAAAACCTGCTTTGATTGTTCGTTGGCTTTCTTCTTACCAAAACGATAATCATCACACTTGTTCACAACAAAGAATGTCCCTTTTTGATTGGCAATCGCGTCTATATCTCCTTTATTAGCAAGTGAGGATAAAACATTCCTACAAGTTTGTAGGGACAATCCGCAATCATTTGCAAGGCTTCGATAACTTGTGCGTGAAATGCCGTCATCGTCAGCCCCCACGATTAGCCGTAACATTACAAGCTGCTCGTGGGGGGAATATCGAATGGTAAACTTGTCATCAAGCTTTATCATACTGCGTCAAACAACGACTTCTGAGAAACTTCACATTCGGCCTTTTTGCAATTCTTCACCGCCTCCGCAAAGTAGCTATCTTTCAATTCAAATCCTACGCCCTTACGATTTAATAAGATAGACTGATAAATTTCAGAACCAATGCCTAAGAAAGGAGTTAATACTGTGTCCCCATCGTTACTCCAAAGGGTAACTGCTCGCTTGATTGTGTCAAGTTGTAAAGGACATACGTGTTTTTCATCATTGCTTTCACGCCCCGATGCTGCATTAAGCGTGTTTGAGTAGTCAATGTCCATCCACACTGGTGATGCGTACTTCTGCCAAGTATCGACGTCAATACCACAATGTATTGGGTGGTCGTGTTCTCCCTCTTTTCTGAAAACAAGGAGATAGTCAGGAATACCCACGCGGCTCATTGCGCTATCTTTCTTCACTTGCTTATGGAGCAGTCCAAGTGCCTTTGTACGTTGCATCTCTGTTACGGGGTTTTTCCAAATGGTGACACGTGAATGATAGACAAACCCTGCATCTTGAAATGCTTTGAGTATCATTCCTGAGAAATCACGAAGCCCGATATAACCCTCTTTGCCTTTCTGAATAGGTAAGTCCATACAATGAACGGCAATATTACGACCACTCCAAAGGACGCGATACAACTCCTTTACGAGGAAGTTGAAAGCGATAAAGAACTCTTTGTAATCCTTCGAGTTTCCCATATCCTCCAACTTGTCAGAATATGTATAGAGTTCTGCAAATGGTGGTGAGAATATAGAAAATCCTACACTCTCATCAGGAATATCCTTTATGAGTTGTACACAATCGCCAAGACGAATATCACACTTATCTGATTTGTAATTCTTATCTGTTCCCATTTTGGTCAGTTTGATTAAATTCTTTACATTTCGGTTTGTTGCTTCACTCATCTTCTTTTGCATATTGAGGAAAGCGTTTTGTTTCTCAATGATTGATTTTCTGACGTTCTGCATGGTATCGGTGACTATGAGGAAGATATTAACTTCATGGTTCTGTCCGAATCGATACGAACGTCTGATGCCTTGATAGGTTGCTTCAAAAGAGAAATCAAGCGATGCGAATACTTGATTATGGCAATTCTGATAGTTAAGTCCATATTGCGCAATCTTTAATTTGGTAATAAGAACCCTAAACTTATTATCAGCAAAACCGAGCAAATTCTCTTTTTTGAATTGCTTTGTATCGCTACCTTTCACCTCGACTGCATCAGGGATAAGTGAACGTAGTATCTTGCCCTCGTCATCATGACCAATCCACACGATAAATTGCTCATTTGAATTGTTAACCAATTCTGCAACCTTTTCCATACGTTCATTTTGCGTAGCTTTTAACTCTTTGTGAAACGTGGTGGCAGATACTGCAATATCGTTGAAAAGCATGCCATTATCTCGCTTTTCAGTTTCGATAAACACCTCTTCAATGTTGAGATTAGGAAGAATGTATTTAGATCCATCAAATCCAATATCAGAAGGAGAAGTTAACATTACCGCCCACATTGATACAAAGTCCCAAAAAGAACGCTCTGCATACCCTTTCAATCGCCATGAGGATGTATTACCACCATCATGAACAAAATACATTGCAAGCATTTCATTACGTGTCATCACGTTGAGAAACTCAGCATGGTTGCATAACTCCATAGTGTCGTTTGGTGAAGGTGTAGCCGTACAACATAACTTATAGGGTGTTTCGTTGAAATCATCTACAAGCTGCTGCTTTGTCTTGCCGTTAAAGTTCTTTAAGATAGAACTCTCATCAAGTACCACACCGCCAAATAAATACGCATCAATGTTTTCTAAGTTATCGTAATTTGTGATATATATGCCTGCTTTTAAGTCTTGGTCAAACACCGTTAGACTAATCTCAGAAACGTTATATCCAAACTTTGCACCCTCTTTAATCGTCTGATGAATAACACCCAAAGGAGCAAGAATAAGTACAGGCTTATTCGTGTGCATTGATACGTGCTTTGCCCATTCTAACTGTTGGAGTGTTTTACCAAGTCCGCAGTCCTCGAATAATGCATACTTACCTGCCGATAGGGCTTTCTTTACACAGTATTTTTGAAAGTCAAATAAAATAGGGTTTAAGTCTTTATCTTCGACATTAAACCCCGATTTCTGTATCTTTACTTGTTTTGTTTTAAGAAATTCTAAGTATTCCATAATCAATTAAATATCACATTCGTTAACTGCTTGCCGTTACTGAACACTGCCCATTTGCCTTTATCATTGGTGTCAATGAGCTTCAAGTCCTCAACCTTACCAAATCGGTTGATATTTCCGCAAAGGTCTACAAACCACGCTTGTTTATCTTTGTATGGACGTATCTCTCTACCTACTATCTGATAGTACATAGCAAGCGACATTGTAGGGCGTGCCATCACTACCGTATCAAGCTCTGGATAATCAAAGCCAGTTGTCAATACTCCTACATTCACAACAACCTTTATCTTACCACTCTTAAAGTCATTCAATATGCGTTCACGCTCTGCTTTTGGTGTTGTTCCCGATACCATTTCGCAGCATTCAATGCTTTGCGTCAGTCGTTCAGCCTCTTTCAGAAAGCGAGTAAAGACTAATATGCCTTTCCTTGCACCGCCACGTTTTGGCGAAAGTAGTCGTTTCACGATACTGACTAAATAGCCGTAGAAGTCAATTCTATTATACTCTGCTTCTACTGATTTATCTGTATAGTCAGCACCAGTTGAATTTGCTTGCAGGTTGTTCTCATCCCACCCTAATGGGTTCATTTGGAAGTAATCTATCTTTGAAAGAAAGCCCATATCAAGTAAAGTCGATATTTGCACTTGATAAATAACCTTTGAGAATATCAGCGGACGGGTACGAGTAAGGAACTTTAGCATTGCGCCAAAGCTGCTTGAACTTAATCTGTAAGGAGTAGCGGTAAGTCCTAACACCTTGCACCCCGTGGCGTGGATAAATTCTTCATACATACCACCTTTCGCATTGACAAAGTGACACTCATCTATGATTACGTTATTGAAGTGCTGAAAGTCATCCGTGTGTCTTATCACGCTGCCTATCGTTGCAAATGTAATACGGCTTATATTCTTTGAATTGAATGAAGCCGAGTAAACAGAGCAGTCAAGTACACCATAGAAGCATAGCTTCTTGTAGTTTTGCTCAAGTATTTCTTTTGACGGTTGAAAGACAAGCGTATGCCCTTGCAGTCTATTTGCGATGTCAGCTATCACAAGCGACTTGCCGCTACCCGTAGGCAATACCATTATAGCGTTATACTTTGCTTTCTTATCATTAAAAAAGGCTACCGCTGTATCGGAAGCCTTTTTTTGGTAGTCACGAAGTTTATACATCATATCCTTATACCTTTCTCATCACTCAATTTCTTAACTAATATTGAGTAGTATTTAATAAGTTCCTCTAATTCCCAACACGACCATTTCTTTGTCTGATGTGCTTTGACTTCTAATAACTGAAACCGCTGTGTTCCTATCTTTCGGATAAGGTTCTCACGATACCCGATGAGGTGGTCGGCTGAAAACCTATTACAAAATCTACATTCGCTATTGCAATTCTCCTCATCGAAGCGAGTAGACATGTGTCTTCTCGAATGGTAATGCCCACAGTCGGATTGGTCGAAAGGCTTTATCTTTCCGCACGATATACACCTGAATGTGCCGTTGGGGAAAGCATCTCGCAATCTGATATACTGGCTAAAGACCTTATCCAACTTCTTTACCAAAGTAGCTTGGCTTGCTTGCCGTTTCTTTGGTTTGTCTGATTTCTTTTTCTTCAAATAATACATAGTCAATGTAGGCGGATTCGAACCACCACTGACAGAACCAAAATCTGTTGTGCTACCATTACACCATACATCGTTTTGCACCACCGCTGTGATGCTCATTAACATTAATATTTCTATGAAAGAATGAATCTCGTGCTTTGGGCAGGACTCGAACCTGCATGGAGACCGTTGGTCGCAAGTCGGCTTCTCCAAGTGTGCGCGCTATCCTCACTGCGTCTACCAATTCCGCCACCAAAGCAAGTGTGGGGACGATTCCCCACGTTGTTGAACAATTAAAAACTTATTATGAAAAAAAGTGAGTTACAAGTACTCTTTGTTTCTTTCTATTTCTATCTCCATCTGCTGAATGAGTATTGCTTCATCTGCCGATGGTATGTATATACCTGCTTCTTGTGCAGCCCAATTTCTGAACCTTTCTATTGACAAACTCATTTCTGCCGTATCAAGGTCAGCACTGCTTCTAAGCACCTTTATCCTGCCTAAGTACTTATCTTCCTTTTCTCGGATAAACAAGTCAGGGTTTACAAGTTTCTTATAATATTGCTGCTTAACCCATTCAAGAGTGTTACCTGTCTGTGTGCCAAAATAAGCAAGAATAACGTGCAGATACTTATTCTGTGGTAAACTTCTTCTTGGCTTTTTCTCGGTCAAGTCTACGATTACCCCACTCTCGGCTAACTTCTTAGCACGAAGCAGGAAGTTAGCCTTATCAAGTGGGGAAGAAAGATTATATATCATTAGAATGGTGTATTATCTTCTACTTGTGGCGGTTGATAGGTAGGTTGTGCGGGCTGCTGATATTGTTGCTGTGGTATATTAGATAGCAAATGCTGAATGCCCCATGCACGAATGCTATTGAACCAACGCCCATTGTATTCATGAGCGTCAATATCAAAACTAACCTTAACTTCCTCATTCAACTTGATTGAAAACTGCTCTATCCTATCTGCGCCAAAGACGTTGAAAACCATCTTCTTTGGATATTGTTCATGCGTTTCAATAACATACTCTTGTGACTTCCATGGTCCACGATCAGAAGTGCCTTCTCGTGGTGGAAGTACAGCTATTACTCTGCCTTGTAAATCCATATTATGGTTCGTTAAATAGTTTCTTGTCTGTTATCAATTCTCTATTCTCATTCACAAACCGAATGAAATCCTCACACCTCTGTCGAAGTATAGGAATGTCTCGATTCGGATTAAACTCATAGCTTTCGGTAAATGTTTCATAGTTATACTTTCCAATCACCGCAACATTATACTCGAAAGTCCTTACATCATTACCCATCTGCAACAAACAGAATGGGTAAACCAAATGTTGGTTATTGCGCTTGTACTTTCCTACGCTATATTGGCTTGCCGTTTTGATGTCGTGTACAGACAAAGGCAATAACTCGTCAATGAAGCCATAGAGTTTCACTTCGCCAAAACAAGTTGAGAGAATACCCTCAACGTATTTCTGCGTTACTGCGCCTTGATAGTAATCGGCAAATTCTTTACACAATGTGATAGGAAAATAAAAGACACGTTCACCTATCTTTGCATTAAGTCCTATAACTTTCGCTTCTGCATCATAAATCTTTTCAACTTCTATATTATCAGACTTCCGATGCTCAATCATGCAGTCTACAACCTCATTGAAAGCCGTACCTTTTGCAACAGCTTCATTGTCATAAGGTACTCTGTTTATGCGGTCAATAACAGATTGAAACTGCATATCGTGGAACTCTTCGGGAGTATGTGGGGGCGTGCCACAGAACCCCCAATACTTTTCCCAAATAATGTCACTATCCACATATTGCTGATAGGCATCAAGCAAAGATGGATAAATATTATAATTAGGCTGCTTTGTCTTCATAAGCCTTTGTGTCTTTGTTGTACACCAGACCAAGTTCTTTCACCCTTGCAGAGAACAACGAGCGAGCCTTCATTAATGAACTGCCTACGTGCTTATAATCATTGATATGCTCTGCAAAGTAATTTGCACTCTGTGCATCTGTGATTTGAGAAACGCCATCTTCAATCTCTGACAAGAGAGCGTTATATTTCTTGATTTCATCTTCCTTTGCAGAGAGCATACCAAGATAAGGGGCAATAACAGAACGTTCGATAAAATCGTTCTTTGCCGTTGGTTTGCCTTGCGCATCTACAATGGTAGGAATGGTCATAACGCCAGGTAGATTACACGTGTTCTTGCCGTCATTACGACTTGTAGGGTCAAATGTAATCGTGCGCATCTGTCGTCCGTTATCGTTTCTCATCTCGAGATACCCGAGCAGGTCAAGTTCAGTAACAATAGCATTGTAGGACTTTTCTCGAAGAGCAGGGATAAAGACTGTGTCATCACCCTCTTTACGAGTGTCACGATGAGCAACAAATACAACATTCTTGTTAAGGCTTCCTACTGTTCGAGTAAGCCAAGAAAATTCTTGATTGATGCCGCCCCAGTCTCTTATCTGAGGTTGACGAGAACCACACTTATAGGTAATGATGAAGTCCATCATTTTACCGATTGTGTCAATAACAATAGTCTGATACGCTGAAAAATCCTCTTGTAGCACATCTTTCACGTCTTGCCAACTACCGACCTGTACGGTATCAATACCTTCCAAATGAGACATATTGATACGCTTAACACCGTTATCGAAGTCCAATAGTAGAGGCTTAGGTGTCGAGAGTGCAAGCGTACTCTTACCCATACCAGCCTGTCCGTAAATCATCATCTTGATTGTGTTCGGAATACTCAATTCCGATGCTTTTCTAATCAATGTCATAATCCTTTAATTCATTAGTTATTATTAATCGGTTTAATCTCATTGTCGCAAATGCTTCTTGTATTTCTTTCTTTGAGTAATATAAAGGAGAGTTTACCGCATCACCCTTGCGAGCATGGATTAGCCCTTGTTTCTCTAATTCTTGAAATGTCTTAAAATCTATCTTTCTGAATTTAAGCCATTTCTTGACTTCTGACAGCCTTAGTTTGTCTTGTGGTGGGTCATAATCTTTAATAGCAAGGTTATATCCAACACGGACGAAATCAGCAATGATACCGCCCAATTCAGAAATAGTAAGATTATTCATCAATATCTCTGAATGATAGTTATATGCCCTACCTTCTCTTTCTTGGTAGTGGCAAATTTATTATTCATAGGGTCGCAACCCTCATATCGGTTTTGCCTTGTGCATTCGGTAGTTACTGAATTGGCAGTGTAGCAACTCAATGGGACATGTAGCTTATTACCAGCCCCGATGTGCTTGAATAGTCCAGTAATACTGTACTTTCTATCTTTTAATGTTCTTTCCATATTCTTCTTTTTGTTTCGTGGGCATTGAGGACTCGAACCCCACTAAACTACCATAGATGCCCTTAAAATCCTCACTATTCTCACGAACCATGAGGAGTGACCATGATTAAAACTACTAACCTGATTATAACTTAGTCCCCACGTATGGAATCGAACCATACACATTGCGTTAAACGCCCTTTGTAGGGTAAAAACCTACTATTCTCACGAACCGTAGGTAACCTTTAAATAATGTTATGATATACTATAAGAAAATACTATCCAAAAAATCAAATGTTATCTTCTTTGACTTGTACTCTTGTGTGAACTTTTCAGCTTCAATCAAGAAATCCTCTTCTAACGCCTTTATGTCTTCGAAAATATCGAAAAGACTTCTATTATCGTCTGACATATTCTTCTTTAATTTGGTTAAAAACTTCTTTGAAACACCCTTTTGCCTGCCAAATGTATTTAGCAACGGCAGCGGTGCAAGTTAATGCACCGACTGCCATAAATATCTGTATCATGCTACTTCTCTCTCTATTTCATTAAAAAAATCCTTAGGAGTATCAACTCTCTTATTGTTCTCGTAAAGCTCTAAATCTACGATAGAACAGTCTATTGATGTCGTCTCATAATAGTCAACATCACTATCATAATAGCCATTATAAGTGAATTTAGCCCTAATGTTGGCATATAATGTATCTTCGTTATTCTCATCAACATCTACCATTATATCAATGGTATCTTTTCGTGAGTCCATAGCCCAATTCAACTCATCAACGATTTTCTCTTTGAGAATATCTAACTCTTCTTTTGTCATAATCAATCAGTTTTTAGTTCATTCGTACGCACACCCTAATCGAATAGTAGCGACCTTATTTCATTCGCAGTGTGCGTTATATATTCATTTAGCGAGACAGACCCCTAACCTGCCTACTCTCTTACGTATAGAGGGTTTTCGTAGCGTTATTTAATCTCTATATTTACTTCTGCCATCTGCAAGGTCACGGATTGTTAGTCTCGCTTGCAGCTTTTCATTTTCAATATCTTTTTGTCTCAATAGTTCAAAAATCGCTGTAAACGCTTGCAAGTATCAACTAAAAGATTTATCTTTGCCGTTGTACTAAATTGTTTACAGTGCAAAGATACTAAAGATTTCTGTACTATCAAAGAATAATACAGATTTATTTAGCATTTAACTAATATTTAACACCTCGAAAGGTTCATTTACAAATGCACCTTTATATATAAAAAAGAAAATATGGATTTGAAAGAGTTTATAAGCGATACACTCACACAAATATGTGAGGGGGTAAAAGATGCGCAGGTTAAATGTGCATCGAAAGGAGCGAGGGTAAGCCCTCCTATTTTCAAGGATAGAATTACTGCCGCAACAGACTATTCATATTGGAAGCACACCGATGTCAAATTCAAAGTAGCCCTGCAATCATCAGACAAGGAAAACGGAAAGTCTGGCATTGGTGTGCTTCTTGCAAATATTACAGTCGGAACGGCAAAGGAAAACGCTCAATACTTCTCTTCCGTAACATCCGTTGAGTTTTCCGTTCCCGTGGCATTGCCGTTGTTCTTGGAAGCCAAATAGTCGCTACGATGCTTATTCAACCACGAGACAACATCTTCTCCTA